ACTCCACCAACTAATATTTGTTGTTGTACTAATGGTGGTAGTTCTCCTAATAATGGAACACCTTCAAATAATCCACTACTAAATTTACTTACTTTGTTTTGAAACATGTCTTTAAGATTTGTTGGTTTATTTAATGTTGGATTTTTACTACCAGACATTTGATTCATGCTAGCACCTGAGTCGCCTAAATTACTGGGCTTAGAACTACCCGTTGCTGTTTGACCTTTTGTGCCTTGAAAAAATCCACCAATTTTATCTTTAGTTCCTTGGTTAAGAAATTCTTTGTATCCGCTAGCGCCTGCATCTCTTAATCCTGCTCCTTGCATTCCAGCGTCAAATATTCTTCCACCTGCGTAAGTTCCAATACCTTGTTTAAGTGAATCTCCTATGCTCCCTGTTTTATCAAATTTACCAACGCCTCTCATGATACCAGCAGCTGCTGGTCCATAACCTGGAATCATAGAAACAAACGGTGCAGCTTTAACTGCAATGTTTGCTAGTTCATTTGGAATAAGTTTTCTAATTTTTTCTTTAACCCAACTACCAAGACCATACCCTTGTCTAGCATTCATAATGCCACCATTAGCCCGTAATTGTCTTCTCATTTGAGATCTTGATATCATAAATTTTATCTATTGGTTAAAGCAGGGATTGTACCTGAGTTTATATTATTATCTGTTTTTAATAGATAAATCAAGACTATGTTACAACTTCTCTTGGTTTTATTTCTAAAGAAGATAGTATAATATGTAGTCTATTGGCTGTTGCCGCAGTCACCTTTAATATTTCACTTTCTTGTAAAACAAGAGGTTCTGTAAGTAATTCTACTGTTGCATTTGCTCCCACTGCTTTTGTTTTAAATACACTAAATACAGCGCTAGCTGTGTCTGTAATAGTTATAGTTATAGTGTCCGCATTACCAGAGTCTTCTGATATTAATATAGATTTTATAACTGCAGTCGTAGCTGTTGGTACAGTGTAAACTGTTGTAGCATTAGTTGTAGTTAAGTCTACTTTTTTATTTACAAATGAGTTAGCCAAGGAAAACTGCCTCCGCTTCTGACTCGTCTTTTAAATCTTGTTGATAGGTAGTATTTAATTTATTTACAATACCTTCAATGTCTCTTACAAATGATTGCTGCACCTGTGGATCGTACTCATCGTTTGGTTGTGTTAATGATTGTATAATTCTAGCCATTATCTTCTCCCATCTGGTTGTATATCTAATCTAAATGTACCTAGTTTCCAAAACTGACCTGTACTTGTATTAGCAACTTTTAAAGATATAGCTCTTGCTCTTGCACGGGTGTCAACTTTTGTTGTTGAAGAGCTTATAGTAAATGGACCAAGTGAAGAACTTGTCTGTGAATCATTAGAGTAATCTCTTAAATTTAATGTAACTATTGCATCACCTGTTTGAGATAAAAAGTCTGGTACGAATCTTCTTATCTTCATTGTAAATTCTCCATCTCCTTGTAAACCTTGATTACCTATATCAAAATCTCCAGATTCAATACGTGCAGCAATAGCTGTAGTTGCTCCTTCTTTAATTTGATCTAAACCTGTTTCATGTTCAAAGTATGTTGAGGTACCCTCTTGGTTTCCAAAAACATGATCTTTATTTGATGTAGCTGTGGTACCATTTGCATTGTATTCGGTTGCATGAGGTTTACCAAATACTGCGGAATCTCGCCACGCGGTTCTAGCTAACGTGCCACTAGTCCATACAGGTCTTTCTTTTGATGAGTCTAAATAATTATACGCAACCATTTTATTAACTACACCTGAACCTGAGTTAGGGTAAAACCACATAACTTCACCAAACAAATTATTTAAACCAGCGTTGATATGTTGTTTAGGGATTAAATTAATATCGTCATAGACAAAATCTTCTACTAAACAAGGCAGTGATTCTAGTTTACCAGAATATCTAAAGAAACCATTGTCTGACATCCAATATGCAACACCATCAACTTCAACGGCTGCATTCTTACCAATTAGTCCACAGTTAGTTCCTACTTGTTGAAATGAAAAAGTAAAGGGTGGACCTACAAACTTCATTACAAATAAAGCTGTATCTGTCCAAACATAAATTGCATCTCTACCTCTTATTGCTCCAACAATTCTAGAACCATCTGATAATCTTTGTGTACCAGCAGTATTACTTGCTGTTGGTGTGTATGTATTAATATCTTCTTGAGACGAGAATCTTATAAACATTTCGTCTTGAGTTGTTTTTGTGCCAATAGTTGTTTCTGTTCCAAAAAATACTACGTGTCTATCTGGAGTAGACACCAAACTAAATCTAGATGCTGTTGGAGCACCAGATATTCTTGTTGCTCTTGTATTGTTTGCTGTTGTTGGGTTTGAATCCCATTCAAAACTTTCTCCATTAAAAATTGTTGCAATTAATTTATTACCAAAATTATCTAAAGACCACATGCCAGGATCAGTTATAACGTCTCCAGATGCAGCAGAATTCCATCCAACATAATTAGAAGCATCTGTCACAGTAGCACCTGATGAATGTGATGCAGCTGTTGTACCTAAAGCTCCTCTTGTTAATCCAGATAAAGTATTACTACTATTAGAAGTGTAAGTAATTAATTCTGATCCAATTTGCACTGTACCAGATGATGCAAAAGATGTTGAACTTGCTAAAGATAGACTTGTAACACTTGTGTTAATTGAAGAAGAAAGTGTTGATGTAAATTGTCCTTGTTGTATTCCACCCCAAGATCCAAGACCAAAACCAGTTGATGCAACTTCTTGAGCGGGACCTACTGGATAGTAGTGTTGTACTCTAATACCGCCGGATGTTGTAGCGCCTGTTCCTGTTTCATTGGTACCTACATTAATTGTTAATGTTGCAGGAGTTGGTATACTTACTACTTGAAATTTATTTAAATCAAAATTTTGTGAGTTAAAATTAGACCCTGTTAAACCTGAAAAATTGTCTAATAATATAATATCTCCTGCATTTATATTATGTGAAGAAGCAAAAGTTATTGTAACAACTGCTTTTCCGTTAGTTGTAGTAAAAGCACTTGTTAATGTTGTTGTGTTTTTTATTGGGTGAATATCATAAAAGATACCCCCTGAGTATGCGTATAGAATTCTATTACCACCTAAAACAGCGTACTTGATTCCTGAAGAATTTATAAAATGGTGAATAGCTGTATTACGACCTGTAATATCTACAGAACCTAATTGAGCCCAACCTCCTATTTTTTCTGGTAAACCATATCTAAATCTAACATTATCACCATCAATCCATTGACTCTCGCCTCCAGTTGCTGTGACCTGTTTATTAAATCCTGGTGTGAAATTTACTTTTTGTAGCATAAATTAATCCCTAGTTTAAAATATACTAGAACCCTAGTTATATCAACATTTGTTATCTACAGGAGATTAATACTAAGCTGTGTAGGCTTTACCAGCAGTAATTGCAGAATTAGATGCTGTCATACTTTCAGTAGTCCAGTAATCTTTAGCAACCATAAGCTCTAAATGTTCAACATTTCTGTCAACAGCCGATTGTTTTTCAGCAGCTTCTTCGTCTGCCATTTGTGTTCCAGCAATAACTTCATTAATTAAAGTTACTGAATGTCCCATAGCTGTAAAATCTTGTGCTATTTCTTCTGCTGTTTTTACGTCTTCACTCATAATATTTTCTCCTTATTCTGTTGCGCATGCAACTGGTTTATTTTTATCAAGTTTTTTAAAATTATCAAGAATTAACTTAGGTTCTACCATATTATTTCTTGGGTCACTATCATTATATTTAGCTTCATTCCATTTATTTCCCATATGAAATTGCATGTTTTTGTTGTGTGAATAGCCAAATTGTGTCCAACGTGTGCTACCCCAAACTACAACACCTCGTTTATTTGCTGATGGAGAAAAATGATTTAAGCAACTATCTATAGCCACAAACCCTTCCGCATCTTTCAACATTTCATGTAACTGGGTCCAATGTAAATCACATCTAATAGTGTCATTATAATGAGGTTCATTAGGTAAAACACAGTTAATTATTGTCGTATCTTTATACTCTTCTCTCAACATATTAACTACTTGTTGAGCAAGATATGGTTGGTAGTTTCTATTTGGGTTTAAATTTGTGTATTGGTTATTAGCATTAAAACCCATTTGAGGTTGACCACCAGAAAATTGAATCATTATGTATTTACCAATCTCATTATCAGCTAACC